CATGGACTGTAGAGTCAGACGTTCCATTGACTGATGAACAAGTAGAAGAACTATGTAGTGAGCATGGTCATGCTGAAGGACAAGTAGCACACCTTGATACGTCTTCAGTTGAGTATCATGGTACTGAGTATGGTGATGACTCACAGTTTAAAACTTATTGTATTAAAGGAGAGTAAGAATGACTGAACCACTAACTTTAATGGAGAGACTAGCAGTAGAAATGCAAGACCTCATTACTAGTAGTGAGAGAGACAAGCGAGAGATTGCATGGCTAAGAGGAGAGATGGAGAAGAGAGAGGAGTTAACTAAGAAGTACATGGATAGTAAGTATGAAGACGTTGAAGACAAGTACATCAAGGACACAAAGTTTAGAAAAGCTATCAACGAATATGTTAAGCAATGGATAATAGACAATGCTTGTACGTGTGAGTGTGATGAGTGGGAGACCTTCTACTGGAAGGGTAGAGCCTACGACCTTAACATCTTTGTGAAAGATGATGTAGAAGAACCTACTGTACATGATGTACAAGCAGTAGTATATGCAGTAGGATTTGATGGAGTTAGTTTAAACTGTGACACATCTAATGGGTGTGTGATGGTTGACTTCAGACCAACTGGACTAGAGATTAACAACTATGGAGCACAATAATGACTAAGAAAACTAAACAAAACTTAACAGACGTACAAGTAAAAGCTATACGTGATACATACAGAGCTATAGATAGTAGCTTGGACATGCTATTTGAATGTCAAGACATGTACTTGTCTGACGTAAGAGAGTTAGAGAGAGTCAGATGGAAGTTAATGAGTGAGTTTAAATTTTTAACGGAGAAAGATTAACATGAGTAACATATACATACAGATTGATGAGGATACTTACCTATCCATACATCAAGATGAAGAGAGTGGGGTACAAGAGTGTGTACCTATGAGATACGATGACAATGCTATGCTAGGACAACCTGTCTACTACTCAACAGTAGATGAACTAGCTGACATACTAGATGATGTAGCACATAAGGACTACTCATTGTTTAACAGTCATCCCAACCAGTTTACATTTACATTTGATGAGGTAAAGAATGACAATTAAGAGAGAACTAAGTCAGTACTATGGAGATAGTGAGTGGGGTAGGAGTGCTAAAGTTACCTATGTTGATGATGCTTTAGGTCAGTTCTACTACATCACACAGTTTCAAGACAACAAACTAGTAAGGAAGTTAGCAGTCAGTACTGAAAGAGAAGCAGAAATAATAGCAGAAGATTGGACTCTATCTAATCCAATCGTAGTTAAAGGAGAGAACTAATGAGTAGAAATGTATATGATGATGCTTACCTAATGGGGTATCACAATGGTTACCATGATGTAGGATATCTTAATCCATACCATAAGCATGGTACACCTCAGTATCACATCAAGTATTTGAATGGACATAAGGATGGTTGTTCTTTGAAGAGGGATGAGGAGTTTACTGAGTTACTAGAAGAAGAAGTAGCAAGGAATAATGAATGGATAACAATGTATAACACGAAGGAGAGAGTATGACTAATACGTTCATGGTACTATGGATTGTTATGATGGCTACAGTCTCAGGTATAGGATATTGTACTAAGTATAACATGATAGGTGTACAGTTTTTACTAATGTTATTAGGTGTAATTGTACTAGGTGTGTCAGGTATAACGGAGTACCTATAGTTAATAATGTTAAAGGGAGTCTATCTTGGTTGTAACTTTAGAAACAGAACAGTCCCTAATTGAGGAACAACTTCAACTAGAGACTGACATGATGACAGGTGGAATACAAAGGTTTAACAAAGGGTTGAATGTGGCAGTTGAAAAGGGAAAGGAATCACACACATCACATGGAAGAGCTATAGTATCTAGGCTAGTACAAACTGTGACAGGTGCAGTTGTACAGTTCATTAAGAATCCTACTAATACCTCACGAGATATTGCGTGGAAAAATTTAAAGGACATGGATGCAGAACAAGTTGCATACCTTGCACTTGTAACACTAGTGGATTCAATTAGTAGAAAGAATACTCTACTGTATGTAGCTAGAACTATGGGTAGTAACCTTGAGATACAAGATAGGTTAGACAAATGGATACACTCTGAAGGAGACGTAGCCAACAACACAATCAAGCTTGCTATGAAGAAAGCATATGGAGCTAGAAGGTTTGGTCTAACTAATAAGATGAACAAGGATGGCTACAAGAATACTGAGTGGCTCAAGTCTGAACGTGTACACGTAGGGTTTAAGTTGATTGACTTAATCATACAGAGTACAGGTATCATCAAGCTTGACACACAGCAGACTGAAAGGAGGAGACGTGCAACCTACGTTGTACCAACTCAAGATACACTTGATTGGATTAAGGCATTCAATGAGTACATGCAAGGGTCACGTCCAAGATACTTACCTTGTGTAATACCACCTAAAGATTGGACATCAGTCAAGGGTGGAGGTTATCATGGACATGACATAGATGAACTACCTATTGTAAGGAGAAAGTAATGGGATTAAAGACACACCTAACTAGACTATCTGAACAAGACTTGACTGCTGAGTATGCTTGTCTCAATGCACTACAACAAACTGAGTGGAGGATTAATCAGAACGTACTCAAAGTTATACGTCAGATGTGGGAGAGTGGGCAAGAGGTAGGTAACTTACCTGCAAGGGAGGACACACCTCTACCTAACTACCACTTCAGTAAAGAACCTAGTGAGATGAATGAGGAAGAGAAATCTACATTCAGAATATGGTCACGTAAACGTGCTGAGATTTACTCAAGTAATAATCGTAGTGTCAGTAAACGTATACAAGTTGAACGTACCTTACAGGTAGCTGAACAGTTCTCTAAGTATGAGAAGTTCTACTACGTATGGCAGAATGATTTCCGTTCACGTAAGTATGCAAGCAGTACATTCCTCACACCTCAGTCAGCTGATTGGAGTAAGAGTCTACTAGAGTTTGGTTATCCTATACCTATTGATAACTGGGATGATGCAAGGTGGCTGTGTATACATGGTGCAAACCTTTATGGTAATGATAAGATAACGTTAGACAAACGTGAAGCATGGGCATGGGAGTATGTAGATGAGGCACATAGGATAGCAGACAATCCCTTTGATAACCAAGCTTGGCTTGAGGCAGACAAACCATTCCAGTTCCTAGCTTGGTGTTACGAGATGTCAGCCCTAGCTAAACTAGGTTGGGGTTATGAGAGTAGGTTACCTGTCTCAGCAGATGGCAGTTGCAACGGATTACAGCACCTCTCAGCTATACTAAGAGATGAGGTAGGGGGTGTAGCTACTAACTTAATATCTTCTTCTGTACCTCAAGATATTTATACACAGGTAGCTGACCAAGCTATACAACGTATACGAGAGGAGGACACAGAACTAGGTAGAAAATGTTTAGAGTTTGGTATTGATAGGAAGTTAGCTAAGAGACCTGTTATGATTGTACCTTACTCAGGTACTAAACATGCTTGTCGTGCATACATAGAAGAAGCTATCAAGGATAAGATAAAGGAAGGCACACCCAACATCTTTGGTGATGACCTATTCAATGTCACTCACTACCTAGCAGGTCACATATGGGACAGCATTAGTGGTGTGATTGTGTCAGCACGTAAGGTGATGGACTACATTAAGAGTGTAGGAGATGTGTACTCTAACATGGGTCAACACATGGAGTGGGTCACACCTACAGGTTGGTTAGTTATGCAACAGTATAATGAACTAGAACAGAAGAGGATAAAGACACACATCAATGGTGACATAGTATCTCTATCCTTTCCTAAAGATAAGCAAGACAAAGTTAATAAGCAGAGGACAGGGTTAGGTAGTAGTCCTAACTTCATCCATAGTTTAGATGCCTCTGCTATGACACGTACTATTAACGAAGCTACTAAGGTAGGTATTGTAGATTTTGCTATGGTACATGACAGCTATGGTACACATAGTAGCATGATGCCACAGTTATCTGAGATACTACGTGAACAGTTCGTTAGTATGTATGAAGAGCATGATGTTCTTGATGAACTCAGGACTCATGCAATCAAGACTCTAGGTACTGAGGATGTTCCTCTACCACCAAGTAAAGGTAACCTAGATATCCGTAACGTATTGAAATCAGACTATTTCTTTGCTTGATTTCTAAAGTTACAACCTAGCCAGTTGGCAAAACAAATAGCAAAAAGGAGTTATATATGCTAGTAATAAAAGGAAAGTCCCTATGGGCAAAAGTCTTTGAGCCTGACACAAGGTTCGTTGATGATGGAGAATATTCTACTTCAGTAATTGTACCTGAAGCAGAAGCAGCACAAGTTTGTGAACAACTAGAAGCACTCATCGATGAGGAGTTCAATAAGGTTGTCAAGGAGAAGCCACAACTAAAGGCAAACCTGTCCAAACGTCCTGTAACTGAGCCAGACTTTGACCAAGATGGTAACGAGACAGGTAATGTTGTATTCAAAACTAAACTTAAGGCTAAGATAAAAGGTAAGAACGGTCAGAGCTACAAGCAGAAGGTTAACGTTGTAGATGCTAAACGTAACCCAATGTTAGGAGGTCAGTTAATAGGTAATGGTTCACTTGTTAAGGTAGCTGTTGAACCTGTAGCCTACATGATGCAGTCCACTAAACAAGTAGGTGTATCTCTCAGACTAAAAGCTATGCAAGTCCTTGACTTGGTTGAGCATGGCACACCTAATTCTATCTTTGATGAGGAAGAAGGGTTCGTTGCCAAAGCTATAGAGAAAGATAACTCTGCAGTTTTTGATGACATAGATACTGATGGTACTGCTGATGACGAAGGGGACTTTTGAGGCAAGGGTCATTGCAGACCTAGTAGCACGTGACATTCCACATGTGTATGAGCCTGATAAGATGGCATACTTTGTGGAACGTCACTATGTTCCTGACTTAAAGATAGGCAAGATGATAGTGGAGCTTAAAGGATACTTCAGACAAGACAGTCAACGTAAGATGAAGGCTGTCAAGGCACAGTACCCTGACTTAGATATACGATTTGTATTTCAAAAGGCAAGCTCCACTATACAAGGAGCTAAGAAAAGAAAGGATGGTTCTAAGATGACCTGTCAAGAATGGGCTGACCGTAATGGTTTTATATGGGCAGAAGAAACAATACCAAAGGAGTGGTTGAAATGAGTGTGATAGATGTTAAGGACATGATTGAAACTGATGTGGACTTACAAGCAGAGTTTACTAAGCAAGGTCTAAGTGTGTCTGTCATCATAGGTGATGAGGAGATAGAACATACATCTACTTATGAGGACATGGCTATTGATATGGTGGGTGACTCTGAGAAGTATGACAATGATACACTCAAGAAGATTGCTCAAGGTTTAGATTACATGTCTAAGTTTATAAAGGAGTCAATAGGTAAGGATGAATGATAGTGAGTTCATAAGACATGAAAAGTGTCCTCACTGTGGCAGTAGTGATGCCAATGCTTTGTATACTGATGGTCATCACTACTGTTTCTCTTGTCAAGTATCAACAAAAGCACAAGGTAATGAAGGAGTGATAGCAGTGACTACACAGAAGAGTAACTTTGCTTTCCTACCCATTGAGGTAAAGGCATTAAACAAAAGGAATATAACTGAGAAGACAGCAAGACACTGGCAGTATGGTGTAGCTATCTATAAGGATAAGAAGGTACATGTAGCTAACTACTATGATAGAGAGGGCACACTCCAAGCACAGAAGGTAAGACTGCGTAACAAGGACTTCCTTGTTTTAGGTGACATGAAGAAGATTGGACTATATGGTGAACACCTCTGTCGTGATAAGGGTAAGATGATTACCATTGTTGAAGGTGAGTTAGATGCTCTGTCATTGAGTCAAGTCTTTGACAACAAGTGGGCAGTTGTAAGTGTTCCCTCAGGTGTAGACTCTGCTAAGAAAGCTGTGTCTAAATCTCTTGAATGGCTGTGTAACTATGACAGTATTGTTATCATGTTTGATAATGATGAGCATGGTCAAAAAGCAGCAAAGGAAGTAGCTAGTATACTACCACCTAGTAAGGCTAAGATAGCCCAGCTACCTCTCAAGGATGCCAGTGATATGTTACAGGCAGGAAGACAGGAGGAACTCATTGATGCAGTATGGGCAGCAAAGACCTACAGACCTGATGGTATCATAGCAGGTACTGATGTATGGGAACTGATTACTGCTGAAGATGATAAGCACTCTGTCTCTTATCCTTATGCAGGTATACAAGAGAAGACAGGTGGTTGTCGTAAGGGTGAGATTGTAACACTCACTGCAGGTAGTGGCATAGGTAAGTCACAACTAGCTAGAGAGTTTGCTTACTCCTTCATCATACAGGGACAGACAGTAGGGTACATAGCATTGGAAGAGAATGTTAAACGTACCTCACTTGGTTTGATGTCCATTGACTTAAACAAACCACTACACCTACAATCAAATGATGTACCTAAAGAAGAACTAAAGGAAGCTTTTGATAATACAGTTGGTTCAGGTAGGGTGTACATGTATGACCATTGGGGTTCAACTGACTCTGAAAATCTACTATCTAAAATCAGATACCTAGTCAGAGGATGCCAAGTTGATTATGTTATACTTGACCACATTAGTATTGTTGTGAGTGGACTAGAAGGAGGAGATGAAAGACGTATCATTGACAACACTATGACTAAGTTACGTTCACTAGTAGAAGAACTAAACTGTGGTATGATACTAGTGTCACATCTTAAGAGACCTTCAGGTGACAGAGGACATGAAGATGGAGCACAGACTTCTATGTCACAGCTTAGAGGTAGTGCTGCAATAGGTCAGCTGTCTGATATGGTCATAGGACTTGAACGTAACCAACAAGACAAAGACAAACCTAACGTAAGTCAGGTTAGAGTATTGAAGAACAGATGGTCTGGTGAGACAGGCTTGAGTTGTTCATTAGAGTATAACACAGAGACAGGGAGAATGAATGAGGTACACTTCCCTGATGAAGAAGAACTAGAATTCTAAACAGTGCAGAGACACAAGGAGAAACAATGGAATTAATATTTGATATAGAAGCAGACAACTTACTTGATGATGTAACTACTGTGTGGTGCATAGTGTGCAGAGATATAACATGGGACACAGAAAAGGTATACACCTTTGAACCCCACCAAATAAAAGAAGGGCTTGTGTTCCTATCAAAAGCAGATGCTCTCATTGGTCATAACATTATTGACTATGACTTAAGAGTACTCAAGAAGTTGTATGACTTTGACTACACAGGTAAAGTAATAGATACCTTAGTATGTTCAAGAACTATATGGTGTGACGTAAGAGAGATGGACGTTGAGCTAAGTAAGACAAATAACTTTCCTCCTAAACTTATGGGCAGTCATAGCCTTAAGGCATGGGGATACAGATTAGGAGAACTAAAAGGTGAGTTCAATGTGGGCAGTGAGAGCTTTGGAGAGTATACCCAAGACATGTTACACTACTGTGTACAAGACACGAAGGTTACAGCCAAACTCTATTCTAAAATTACTGAAAAAAATTTTAGTAAAAAAGCACTAGACTTAGAGACTGAGATACATACTTTACTATTACAACAACAGGAATATGGTTTTCCTTTTGATGTAGAAGCAGCTAAAGAATTGTGGTACAAGTTAGTCTCACGTAAATCAGAGCTTGAAGAGGAACTAGTAAATAACTTTGAGCCTACTATTGTAGAGCTAAAGACAAAGACTAAGACAATCCCCTTCAACCCTGCTTCACGTATGCAGATAGCAGACAGACTAATAAAGAGAGGTTGGAAACCTGAAGCCTTTACTGATAGTGGTGACCCTAAAGTAGATGAAGCTGTACTCTCAAGTATTGATATGCCTGAGGCTAAGATGCTTAACGAGTACCTACTCCTTAATAAAAGGTTAGGTCAGTTAGCTACAGGTAATCAGGCTTGGCTGAAGATGGAGAAGGAAGGTAGACTACATGGACGTGTTAATCATATGGGTGCTGTTACTTCTCGTTGTACTCATTCCAACCCTAATGTTGCACAAGTTCCTAGTGTTGGTGCACCCTATGGTAAAGAATGTAGGTCACTCTTCTATGCTCCTACTGGCTATAGTCTTCTTGGTGCTGATGCCAGTGGTCTTGAGCTACGGTGTCTTGCTCACTACATGGCTGCTTATGACGATGGTTCTTATGCTAACACAGTAGTCAACGGTGACATACATACTATCAATCAAGAAGCAGCAGGTCTACCTACTAGAAACAATGCCAAGACTTTTATCTACGGATTCTTGTATGGGTCAGGTGATGAGAAGACAGGTAAGATAATAGGTAAGGGAGCTAAAGAAGGTAGAGCAATCAAGAAGAAGTTCTTGAAGAAACTACCTGCACTTAAGTATCTCAAGGATGCAGTATCAGAAGCAGCAGATGAAAGAGGTTGGGTCAAAGGATTAGATGGACGTATTATACCTGTCAGGCATAGTCATGCTTCACTTAATACTTTGTTACAATCAGCTGGTGCTTTGGTATGTAAGACTTGGTATGTCTTCATAGCTAGGGCTATAAAAGAACAAGGACTTGATGCAAAGATTGTAGCATTCATTCACGATGAAGTACAACTACTAGTAAAGAAAGGGCAAGAGGATGATACAGGGAGACTTATTCAAGGATGTATGGGAAGAGTTGAAAGACACTTCAAGTTCAGATGCAAACTTGACAGTGATTACAAGTATGGACGAAACTGGGCAGACACTCATTGAGGCAGTGACTTGTAATGTATGTGATGTGATGCAGCCTATAGCTAACTTTGCAGTCATGCCTTCAGGTGAAATAAAAAGAAAGTGTAAGTCTTGTAAGTCAGGTCAGAAGAGAGTGGTTAAAAGATTAAGGAATGAGAACCCCTATCCACCTGATGATTACTGCTGTCCTATCTGTGATAGAGATATAGAAGAGATAGGTAAGTATGGTCAACCTATGTTACAACGTTGGGTACTAGACCACTGCCATGACACTAACACATTCAGAGGTTGGTTATGTGGTAACTGTAACACAGGACTAGGTGGCTTCAAGGATGATAAAGATAAAGTACTAAGAGCTTACGAATATTTGAAAGGACATAAACCATGAACTGTTGGCACTGTGGCACTGAACTAATATGGGGTGGTGACCATGACATTTATATACAAGATGGGTATAACTTTGATGGTATAGTTACCAATCTATCATGCCCTAAATGTCCTACTTATGTGGACGTATGGTTAAAAATGGGAGATGATATAGATGATAAGATTACTAATTGATGGAGACATCGTAGCCTACAAAGCTGCTACTAGTGCAGAGACACCTGTCAACTGGGGTGAAGGACTATGGACTTTGCATTGTTGGGAGGATGAAGTTAAAGCTAGAGTAGATGAACAGATAAACAAACTAATGGAAGCTCCTGTTGAGAATCATCTCATAGCTTTTACAGACAAGACTAACTATCGTAAGGACATAGCTCCTTACTACAAACTAAATCGTAAAGAAGTACGTAAGCCTATGCTACTTAACTGGGCTAAAGAATATATGAATCAAGAATACAACGTTGAGATATGGAAAGGATTAGAAGCTGATGACGTACTGGGTATACTTGGTAGCCAAAGCGAAAGAAATATTATATGGTCTGCAGATAAGGACTTACTCACTATACCTGCAAAGCATTGGATTAATGGAGAAGTGGTTACTATTACTGAAGAAGAAGCTGACTACCAGTTCTACTATCAAACACTTGTGGGGGACACTACTGATAATTACAAAGGGTGTCCTAGTGTGGGTGCTGTTAAAGCTCAAAAGATTCTTAAGGGGAATTGTACGTGGGAGACTGTTGTCAATACGTTCAAAGCTCAGGGACTATCAGAAGAAGTAGCCTTAGAGAATGCTAGACTAGCTAGGATACTACGTGATGGAGAATATAATAGGAAGACAGGAGAGGTAAAACTATGGACACCAAAGTAGATATGGTTAACAGTCCACCACATTACAACAAAGGTAAGATAGAAACTATAGACTATATAGTCGATGCCTTAGGTGAGTGGGAAGCAGTCAGTTACTGTCAAGGTAATGTCATTAAGTACTTGAGTACTAGATTGTTTGCTAAAGGTGACCCAATACAAGATGCAAAGAAAGCACAGTGGTATCTTACTAAGATGATTGAACTAATGGAACAAACTAAAGGGAAGAACTGGTAATGGATTTTAAAACATATCAAACTAAAGCAAACAGTACAGCTATATATGATGCTAAGTTTTCTATACTGTATCCTACACTTGGACTAGCAGGTGAAGCAGGTGAGGTAGCAGAAAAAGTTAAGAAGATTATTAGAGATAATAAACAAATCATAAACGAGAAAGAAAACCTAGCAAGAGAACTAGGTGATGTACTTTGGTACATAGCTGCTATAGCTAGGGACATAGGTTACGGATTAGATACCATAGCTGAGATGAACTTAGATAAACTAGCAGACCGTAAAGCAAGAGGAACAATACAAGGGAATGGGGATAACAGATGAACAACTTATTACCAACAGACTATCAAACATTCATAGCTACTAGTAGATATGCTAGATGGTTAGAAGAAGAGAACAGAAGAGAGACATGGGGTGAGACTGTAGGAAGATACATGTCCTTCTTAAAGAAAAGCACAGACAAGGTAGAGCCTGAGGTATGGGAAGAACTAGAAGAAGCTATACTTAATCTACAAGTTATGCCTAGTATGAGAGCCTTAATGACTGCAGGTGTTGCAGCTGAAAGAGATAACACTTGTATCTATAACTGCTCCTACTTACCTGTTGACCACATACGTGCCTTTGATGAAGCTATGTTTATCTTACTATGTGGCACAGGTGTAGGCTTTAGTGTAGAGAGACAATCAATATCTAAACTACCTGATATCCCTGCTGAGTTAAACCAAAGTAATGATGTTGTATTTGTAGAAGATAGTAAAGAAGGTTGGGCAAAAGCTTTACATAAGTTATTGTCACACCTATACACAGGTGACATACCTAAGTGGGACATGTCTGCTGTACGTCCTGCAGGTGCTAGACTCAAGACCTTTGGTGGTAGAGCTAGTGGTGCACAACCTTTGATAGACTTGTTTAACTTTGTAGTAGAGAAGTTCAAAGGTGCTGCAGGTAGAAAGCTTAACTCCATTGAGTGCCATGACATCATGTGTAAGATTGGTGAGGTCGTAGTTGTAGGTGGTGTTAGACGTTCAGCTATGATAAGCTTGTCTAACCTAAGTGATGGACGTATGGCTAAAGCTAAGTCAGGTCAATGGTGGGAGAATGAGGGACAGAGAGCACTAGCTAATAACTCTGTTGCCTATACAGACAAGCCTGACATGGAAGGTTTTATGAGAGAGTGGTTGTCTTTAGTAGAATCTAAGTCAGGTGAGAGAGGTATCTTCTCAAGAGTAGCAGCAGATAAACATGTAGCTATGAATGGACGTAGAGAAACAGGACATGAGTGGGGTACTAATCCTTGTTCAGAGATAATCCTAAGACCCTACCAGTTCTGTAACTTAACTGAAGTTGTTGTACGTGCATCAGATGATAAAGAAAGTCTTAAGAAGAAAGTAAGACTAGCTACTATCTTAGGTACAATACAATCTACCTTTACTCATATGCCTTACTTACGTAAGATATGGCAGGAGAACACAGAGCAAGAGAGATTACTAGGTGTCTCACTTACAGGTATCATGGATAACATGGTGTTGTCTAAGACATTGGATAGTAAGACATGGTTAAAAGAGATGAAGGAACTAGCTATAGATACTAACATCTACTACTCTGCTATCTTAAAGATACCACAATCATCTGCTATCACCTGTGTCAAACCTTCAGGTACTGTCTCACAGTTAGTTGATAGTGCCTCAGGTATTCATGCTAGACATAGTGACTACTACATTAGAACTGTACGTGGAGATAATAAAGACCCACTAACAATGTTCTTAAAAGATAGTGGTATCCCTGCTGAAGCCTGTGTAATGAAGCCTGACTCTACTACAGTGTTTAGCTTCCCTACTAAATCACCTAGTGGTTCAGTTACACGTAACGTAATGACTGCTATAGAACAGTTAGAACTATGGAAACACTATGCCTTAAACTGGTGTGAGCATAAACCTTCTGTTACTATCACAGTTAAGGATGCTGAGTGGATGGAAGTAGGAGCATGGGTGTATAAGAACTTTGAGATATGTTCAGGTATTTCTTTCTTACCTCATAGTGACCATACATATGCTCAAGCACCTTACCAAGATATAACAGAGGAGGAGTATAATGACCTCAAGAAACAGATGCCTACTAAGATTGATTGGACTGCTTTATCGTTATATGAGAAGAAAGATACTACCAACAGTAGCCAAACTTTAGCTTGTACTGCTGATGGTTGTGAGATAGTTGATATCTAAAGTTACAACATTAGCGAAAGTTTGCATACATGAAATTACTAGGCAACGATTTTAACATTACAGATGGGTTACTTAACCATCTAAAAGTGTTATACCCTAACAAACTTCCGTTAGAACAAGTGTCCCCTGAAGAACTAAGCTTTCTCAGGGGTCAACAATCTATAATACAGAAGCTTGTTGAATTACAAAACAACGATTTTAACACAGAGGAATAAAATATGGGTGGATTATTAGGTGGGAGCAGAAGTCCTGCACCACTCCCTACTCCTGCACGTCCTGTCACAGCTGTGGCTAAAACTCCAGACATAGAGTTAGACGATACAGATTTAGAGAGTACAACATTAAAGAAAAAGAAGACAGGCAAGAAAGCTTTAAGAGCAGACTTAAATATGACTGACTCAACTCAAACAGGTAGCACAGGTTCAGGTCTACAAATACCAAAGGGATAATATCATGGGAGCTTTAGTACTTGCAAAAGATACAGGTGAAATGAAGAAGCTTACAGGTAGAGATTCTAAAGAGGTAGACCAGAATACTACTATGCCCTTTGATGATAAAGAACCTGAACCAACTGAGGCTGTCTCAGACAGTAAATATAAAAAGAAAAAAGTTCAACTAATGCCCTTTATAGAAGGGGGTATACCTAAGGATTAAGATATGGAAATGGAAACAGGAAGTGTGGCTAAACGTTATAGTCAGCTTGAGAGTGAACGAGATACGTTCCTTGAGAGAGGACGTGAAGCTGCTAAACTAACTATACCTACTCTTTTACCAGAGGAAGGACATAGTAGTTCATCTATATATCCTACACCTTATCAAGGTATTGGAGCAAGAGGTGTAAATAACTTAGCATCTAAATTACTACTTGCTTTATTACCACCTAACAGTCCTTTCTTTCGTTTAACTATTGATGACTTTGATTTACAAGCTATAGCTGGTGACAACAGAGGTCAAGTTGAAGAAGGACTAGCACGTATTGAACGTGCAGCTATGGCAGAAATAGAGTCTAAAGCTATTAGAGTACCAGCTTTTGAAGCCCTTAAACTCCTTATAGTAACAGGTAACTCACTAGTGTACATGCCTAAAGAAGGTGGTATGAAGGTGTACAGACCTGACCGTTATGTTACTAAACGTGATACAATGGGTAACCTACTTGAGGTTATTACTAAGGAAAGTCTTAATGTCTTAAACTTACCTGAGTCAGTAAAGGTATTATTACCTGAGTCAGACTCACCTGTAAAGAACTATGACTTGTATACTAAGGTATGTCTAGTTGATAAAGGGTGGGAAGTATACCAAGAGGTAGCAGGTATAGAAGTACCTAACTCACGAGGCATGTTTAAGAAAGACCAAAACCCTTATATACCATTACGGTTCATACGCATTGATGGTGAGGATTATGGTAGAGGTTTTATAGAAGAATACTTAGGTGACCTACGTAGTTTAGAAGCTTTAACTCAGTCTATCGTACAAGGTTCAGCTGCTTCTTCTAAGGTATTATTTCTTGTACGTCCCAATGGTACAACAAAGTCTAGTAGTCTAGCTAAAGCTCCTAATGGTGCTTTCATAGCAGGTGATGTTAATGATGTTTCAACATTACAAGTACAAAAAGCTAGTGACTTTCGTGTAGCATTAGAAACTATGAGAATGATTAACGATAGATTAAGTGCAGCCTTCTTGTTAAACACTAGTGTACAAAGACAAGCAGAACGTGTTACAGCAGAAGAGATACGTTTCATGGCACAAGAACTAGAGACTTCTTTAGGTGGTGTATACTCTATACTATCACAAGAGTTTCAGTTACCCTTAATAAACTTACTACTTGATTCATTAACGAAGCAAGGCAAAATGCCACGTATGCCTAAGGATAGCATCAAACCTACAGTAGTTACAGGTATTGAAGCACTAGGACGTGGACAAGACTTAAACAAATTAGCTACATTCCTGCAATATCTACAGCCATTAGGTCAAGAGATTATTGCTAGTGAGATGAATGTAAATGATTATATAGACAGACTAGCAGCATCATTAGGAATTGATACTTCTGGCTTAATTAAATCTGAACAGCAGAAGATGCAAGAACAGATGATGATGCAACAACAACAACAAGCAATGTTAGAACAACAAACAGTAGCAGGTATGGCACAAGGTGCTGCACCTAATTTAGCAAAGGCTGCTGTAGAAGAAGGATAATAATATATGGCAGATTCAATTAATACTTTTCAACCAGAAGCTCCAGAGTCTGAAGAGCATCAACAAGCTATGCTTGACAGAGAAAGAGTAGGAGAGGTAGATGAACGTCCTGAATGGCTACCTGAAAAGTTTAAAAGTCCAGAAGATATGGCTAAAGCTTACGCATCTTTAGAATCAAAGCTTGGTCAGCCTAAAGAAACTACAGAGGAAACAGACGTATCCCCTACTGAAAGTCCATCTGAAGTTGCAGACCTATTAGATAGTAAGGGTCTAGATTTTTCAGCATTTCAAAACGAGTATGCTGATACTGGTACACTATCAGAGGAAGCTTATCAAGCTTTACAAGAAGCAGGTTTCTCTCAACCTCTGGTAGATTCTTGGATAGCAGGACAAGATGCTCTTGCTGAATCCACTAAACAAGGTGTATTCTCATTAACAGGTGGGGAAGAACAGTATGCTGGTATGATAAACTGGGCTTCTGAAAACTTACCTGAACATGAGATAGATGCCTTTAACGCAACAATGAATACGCAAGATAAAAATATGATTGAGCTTGCTGTTCAAGGGATGTTTGCACGTTATCGTTCTGAAGCAGAACCAAACCTTATACAAGGTACTAATAGTTCTGGAGCTTCAGGTGGGAAATTTGAAAGTACAGCACAAATGACTGCTGCAATGGCAGACCCTAGATACGCAAATGACCCTGCCTACAGACAAGAGGTAGCTAATAAGTTAGCAAGGTCAAGTCTGTTCTAATATTGTTGTTCAGGTTGGGGGAGTATTCCCCCTTCCTTTTAAGTACACGATTAACTTGGTGTATTTAAAAGGAACTGATATCATTCCTACACACTAAGCTAAAGACAAACGATTACCCCTGACCCCTTGCGAGGGACAATCTTGGAGAAAGGATGTAGAAATGCTGAGTGTAATTTCAACTCAACTTAACTACTAAGAGGTAATTAAAAAATGGCACAAGCTGCTTCAAACCCTGCTTACACCGTAAGCTTTCAGGGTCAAACTAATAATACAGGTGACGTTAGAGACCTGTTCCTCAAGCTATATGCTGGGGAAGTCCTAACTGCATTTGAAGAAAAGAAAGTCCTAATGGACAAAGTGAGAACTCGTACAATTAGTAAGGGTAAATCTGCATCATTTCCTATGACAGGTAGAGCATCAGCTGAATACCTAACCCCTGGGAATGAGATTACAGGTGGTAACATCAGAGCTAGTGAGAGAATTGTAACTATTGATGACTTGCTCATCTCTAGTCAGTTCATTGCTAACATTGATGAGGCTATGAATCATTACGATGTAAGAAGCATCTACTCTAAAGAAGCTGGTATTGCATTGGCTAATGAAGCTGATAGAAACGTTGCAAGAATGTTAACCAAAGCTGCATTATCAACTAATGCAACTAGAGCAGCAGGTCTTGTTCAAGGATATAAAGACTTTGCTGAAGAAGACTTTACTGATAACGTAACTATTGGTACTGCTACTGCAGATTCTATAGACCCTGCTAAACTAGCTAAAGCTATCTTTGATGCAAAGAAAGAGTTTGATATCAAGAACGTTGACCATAGCAGTGCTGTGGTAGCTCTTGCTCCAGACCAGTACTACGCATTACTAGATGTTTCAGACGGTTCAAAGCTAACTTATATGAATAAAGACTTTGGTGGTAACGGTAATCTTGCAGGAGCTACTGTTCCTATGATTGCTGGAATGCCTGTCATTATGTCTAACCATGCAAAGGTTGCTAACTTATATCAGAACTTCACTACAGGTGATGCTGATGAAGGTAAGACTTCTGACAATGCTCCACTAGCTAACACTGCTGGTTCAGGTAGAACTACTCACTATGACTTACCAACTGCTGCTGTAGATGGTGCAGACATGGTGGCTATTGCTTCTAAAATGAGAGGCTTTATCTTTACACCTGAAGCTGTAGCTACTGTTAAGCTACTAGACTTAGGTATGGAATCAGAGTACCAAATCAATAGACAAGGTACACTAATGGTAGCCAAGTATGCAATGGGACACAACGTATTACGTCCTGCTGCTTGTATTGGATTACTTGAAGTTTAATTATAATAACAGGGAGAGGTTTCTAGAGCCTCTCTCTATTTTTATTGGAGTGTATTATGCCAGAAGTAGGTGGAAAGAAATATAAGTATACTAAAGAAGGTGTAGCTAAAGCTAAAAAAGAAGCCAAAGAAACTGGTAAGAAGATGTCCTTTGGTGGTAAACCTAAGAAACAAGTAGCTGCTATAATGGCTAAGTATGGAAAGAAAAAGAAATGAGTATAGAGTATAGGGGAGAAACCTTTAGTGGTTTACGTATACCTAAACGTACTCCATCTCATAAAACAAAGTCACATGCTGTATTGATAGGTACTAAAGACAAGCCTAAGATGATTAGGTTTGGTGAACAAGGTGCTGAGACTAATAAATCTAAAAAACAACGTGATATGTTTAGAAGTAGACATAGAAAGAATATTGCAAAGGGTGAAACATCTGCAGCTCATTGGGCTAACGAGACTAAATGGAAAGCATAGGAGAATGTAATGGCAGGAACAACACAGCTAGATGCAGTCAATACAATGTTATCTGCTATTGGAGAAGCACCAGTAAGTAGTTTAGACTCTGGATTAATAGAAGCAGAAATAGCTGAAACAATATTAAACACAATAGATAGAGAAGTACAATCTATGGGTTGGCACTTCAACAAAGAATTAAACAAAAGCTTTGCTCAAAGTACAGATGGTGAAATAATTCTACCTAATAATATATTAAGAGCAGATGCTACACTTGCACCACAGAGTCCTGACTTAGTACAACGTGGTTTAAAGATGTATGACAAGAAGAACCACACGTTTAACATAGGGACTAATGTATACTTAGATGTCATAGTACAGTTAAACTTTGATGACTTACCTGAGGTAGCTAAAAGATATGTTACACTACGTGCTACTAGAGTTTTCCAAGATAGAGTAGTAGGTTCAGGTACGTTACATGATTTTCAACTAAGAGATGAGCAGAGTGCATTATTACAGTTAAAAGAGTTTGACCAGATAACAGAAGATAATAATATCTTTGATAATTATGACACATATGCTATCATCGACAGACAGGGACGGAGAACACTTTAATGGCACTCATCAGTCAATCTATCCCAAATCTTATAAATGGGGTATCACAACAACCACCATCTTTAAGGCTTAGTACTCAAGCAGAACTACAAGAGAATGGTTTGTCTAACGTTGTTACAGGTTTATCTAAACGTCCTAGCAGCACACATGTAGCTGACTTAGGAACAATCTCTGACTTAGATAAAGCTTTTATACATACTATTCGTAGAGATGAGAATGAATTTTATTCTATGGTAGTAGATACTGCAGGTACTATAAGGGTGTTTGACAAAGATGGTGTATCTAAAACCGTAACTAACAATGCTGCTTCTTACTTGAGTGGTTTGACTATTCCTAGTAAAGAACTGGCAGCTGTATCAATAGCTGATACTACTTTCATAGTAAATAAGAATACAACTGTAGCTAAAGGAACTGCTACATCTGCTACTCGTAATCCTGAAGCTTTAGTATATGTTAAGCAAGCTGATTACTCCTCAACTTATCGTTTAGTCTTAACTAAAGGTGTAAGTAGCAGTACTGTAGAATTTGCTACAAAGTCTTCAACACAGTCTAGCACAACTTTAACACAGAATGCAGAACGTGGTGCAGCTACAGATATTATTGCAACTAACTTAAATACCTTTTCTGGTACTACTGTTAGTACAACTTATTATCAAAACATTACTAATGGTAGTGCTGTATCAGGTTTAACAGTTACACGTTATGGTAACGTATTACATATTCAATCTACTGATAGCACAGACTTCCAAGTAGAAGTAGGAGACTCTCATGGTGGAGACCATCTACTTGTATTTAAAGATGAGACAGCTGACTTTAAAAAGTTACCTGTAGAAGCACCAGTAGGTTATGTTATTAAAGTATCAGGTGATAATCAAAAAGCTCAAGATGATTACTATGTTGAATTTACAGATGAAGAAGTGTGGAAAGAAACACTAGAGCCTAACATTCTAACAGAGTTAAATGCTAGTACAATGCCACACAAGCTAAGTAAGTTAGCCAATGGTAACTTTCAGTTTGACCCTGTTACATATGAACCAAGAACTGTAGGAGATGATAACACAAACTCCTTCCCCTCCTTTGTAGATTTTAAATTAAATGATATATTCTTTCACCGTAATAGATTAGGTGTACTAGCTGACGAGAATGTTATATTCTCTAGAGCAGGAGAATTTGTAAGCTTTGACTTTTTCCGTAAATCAGCATTAACTATAGTAGACAGTGACCCTATTGATGTTGCAGTATCCTCTAACAAGGTTAGCATACTTAAACATGCTGTACCTTTTAACGAGTCTTTACTATTGTTCTCAGATTTAACACAGTTTAAAGTTACTGCTGACCCAATACTTACACCTGAGACTATTAATGTAGCTAACACTACAGAGTTTGAGGCTTCACTAAGAGCTAAACCAGCACAGGCAGGTAGGTTTGTTTACTTTGCTTCCAAGAGGGGAGCATGGTCTGGCTTATGGGAGTACTTTGTAGATACTGATACAGATACTAATGATGCTACAGAGATTACAGCACATGTACCTGAGTATTTAGATGGTGAAGTTATAAACATACAAGCTTCTTCTAATGAAGATATGATACTCGTACAAACAGATAATGACCCACAGGCTCTATATGTATATAGATACTACTGGAGAGGTAGAGAAAAGTTACAAGCCTCTTGGTCTCGTTGGACATTTACTGGAGATATATTAGGAGTGTCTTTTAATCGTGCAGATATAACTCTACTAGTTAAGAGAAGTAATAACTTATTTCTTGAACGTATAAACTTATCTGTAGATGATGCTACAAATTATACTACTAATAACTTTAGTATACACTTAGATAGAAGAGTACAACTAGAAACAAGTGGCTTAACTGCTATACCTTACACTGATGCTAGTGTTATTTACATAGCTGAAACAGGTAAGATAATACAACTAAGTGATGTAGCAGCTAGATTAGCTAATAGTGAAGTAGTCTATGCAGGTATCCCTTTTGAGTTTAAATACCAATTCTCTGAACCAGTTGTTAAAAGTGGTGATAAATCTATAACAACAGGTAAACTACATATAAGAAACTATGCAGTTGTTTATAATAATACAGGTTTCTTTCAAGCAGAAGTAACACATACTAAACGTACTCCTTATGTTAGGAACTTTACTGGACGTATTGTAGGTGCTGCTACTAACATTTTAAACACAGCTGCTATTGACTCAGGTACTTATCGTTTTGGAGTACTAGGTCATGGTGATGAAACAAGTATAACACTAAAAAGTTCTAGTCACTTCCCTTGTATATTTCAGTCAGCTGAATGGGAAGGTTTCTTTGTATTACGTTCTAGGAGACTATAATGAAAGCCTATGTGAGACAAAGCACCCAAGAAGATGTAGATTATCTATGTAATAATCTTAGACCTGAAGATAGGGAAGAGGTGATAGCATCACATGGCAGTACAAAGAATGCTTTACAAACAGGATTAGATTTGTCTGACGAATGTTGGACATTTCTAGTAAAAGAAACACATGAGATAGCAGGTATATATGGAGTAGCTAGACAGGATGACATGGTTGCCTGTGTTTGGTTACTTACTACACCTGCTGTTGAGAAAATATGGATGACCTTTTTGAGAGAAACTAAAAGATTGACAAAAGAACTAAATAAAAAGTATAGTATTTTGACTAACTCTGTTGATGCAGAGTATACTGTAGCTATAAAATGGTTAAAGTTTTTAGGCTTTACTTTTATTAATAAACATAATTATGGGGGTAAACCCTTCTTAGAATTTGTGAGGATATAAAATGGCAGTACCACCACAAGTGTATTTGCAAGGTGCTCAAGCAGTTTTAGGTTTTCTTGAAAAAGGAAAACAAGCTAGAGAACAACAAGCTAGGTATGAACAAAACAGAATTAACTCAGTTGCTGCACGTGACTTAAAGATACAAGCTCTTAATCAACGAGCTATACAAGAATCAGAAGCAGTAGCAGAAGATAAGATGGCTTTAGCTATCAAAGCTTTAGAAACAAAAGAAAGACAGAAGGTAGCAGCTGGTGAAGCAGGAGTAGCTGGTAAATCAGTTAAACAGCAACAAGAATTAACAGAAGCTAGAAAGCTTAGAGGTATCTCTAAGTATGATGCTACTATTGATAGATTACTTACACAAGTTGAACTAGAAAAAGCTGGTCTTAATGCAGAAGCTATGAATCGTATTAATGCTGTACAACAAGGTCAACCACCTAGTTTAATGGGTGCTGTTGTAGGTGCTGCTGCTAATGCTGTAGCTATGGATGTTAAATATGGAGATGGTGATTTGTTTGGAATAAAATGGACAGGTGATAAAACTGTTACAAACTTAAACACTTTTGGAACAGCTGATAATATGACACCTGTTGCTTCAAATGATATACCCTTTGCATTAGTACTTAAATAGAATAAGAGGTTTAAATGGCTAAAAGAACTCCAGTTGCTAAATTAGATGTTAGTGGTATTTCCACTAAACCTGTAGCAAACTTAGTAGAAACTTATGTACGTCCTGCTCAGATTCAACCACAACTTTCTCCCTTATCTGAATTTGTAAATGCTATAACTCCAGCAGTAAAAGCAGTATCAGATAAACAATTAGAAGAAAAACTAAAACGTGAAAGAGAAATAGAAAGTTTTAGACTTAAACAAAAGAATCAGCAAATAGAGCATCAAGCTTTAAAAGCATTTAGTAAAATAAACCAAGATTATGCAACTAATGAAGATATGTGGCATGAGCAAGAAACTTCTACTATTATAGATAGTATAGATAAAAATACTTCTGATTACACAGATATTTTAAAACAAAAAGGGACTGACCCTTTATTAATAGAAAAATATAAGTATGTTGCAGAAGATGCTAAGATTAAACTCATAGCTAAGTTTACTGAAAACAAAAGAAAATATGAAATAAAGAAACAAAACAAAGGAATTTTTCAAGCATTTCTTGACCAAGAGATTGTAAATTCAGACGCATCTAAAGAAGAACAAGTAGAAGCTATGATTAAACTTGTTAACAAAAATGCTAATACTTATCTTATTAAGGATGCTAAAGGTAAATTAAAACCTGATTTTAAAACAATTAATACTTTATTAGTATCAGCAGCAGAAGCTAAAGCTAAATCTAATCCTGATAATGTTTTATATTTAGCTGCAGAAAAACTTGGATTATTAACAAATCCTAAGTATGCTAAGACTATGAATGACCTTAAGGCAAAAAGAGCTAATCATATTCTAAAAAATTCTGAAAATACTTCTCTTGCTTCTAACGTTCAATTTGCTTTAGAAAACGATGTACCTTTTAACGGTATTAAAACAGACAGTAAAGGAAAGAAAACACAAGCTTCTGACATAGAAAAAAGCGATGCTTTTCTTAAGTCTGAGTTTATGAACAAAAATGGAGTGATGACAAAGTTCTTAGATTTGTCTCCTTTAGAACAAGCACAACGTTATCAAAAATCACAGTATGTTCCTATACCAGCTAGAAACTCAGTAAGGATGGGCTTACCTTTTATGTCTGGTGATTTTACTCAGACTACAGAAACAAACGAAAAGCTTCAACGTTCTTTAAATCAATGGAAATTATATACAGGAGTAGGAATACCTTTTGCTAAATTAGGTTTAACTGCAGATGAGAATAGAAAATTTGAAGCTTTAGATTTATTGATGAATAGAGAAGCAAAACAAAAACAATATATCATCCATGAAGTTTTGAATGAGGCAGGAGACGAAAGTTCTGTAGTTGAATATACTGCTCCTGATTATAATGGTGCTGCTATTACAATTCAACAAAAGTTTGATGATGAGCTTTTACCTAAACTTGATAGTGATTTTGTAAAAGATGTTAAAAATGCAACAGAAAAATGGTTAGGTAAAGACCTTACAGATGTTCCAAGTAGTGCTATAATTCTTAGACAAATTACAAAGGATGCTCGTTTCTTTATGGCTCTTGGAAATGACCCAGAGAATTCTATAAAAAGAGCTTTTGCTATAGCAGATAAAAACAATCCTATTGTAGAAACAGGTGCTGGAGATAGTTATAGATTTACTTATTTAGCAGCAGGTACTGCAACATTAGGTAAAAACCCTGAAGTTATTTTAAAAGAGATAAATAAAAAGCTATTTACAAACCCTGCAATGCAAGCATATGCAAAAGAATTTGCAGATTTAGAAGCTGATGAATTTGATATAGCTATAAAAGCAGATGTAATAGACGAAAATAAAGTTAGAGTATATCTAATTAACAAAAGTAAGAAAAATGATTTCTTTACAGAAGTTCCTCTTTTTGACTCTATGGATAAAACAAAGATTTTAAGTGACCCTAGTATATTATATAATGTGGTAACTAAAAATATGGAACAAGCTAAGTTAGATGAGAATAAGGCAAAGGTTACTTTATCATATTCTACTCCTACTGCTACTGAGACTGATGTAGAAGAGGGTGTAATTCAAACTGAGATGGGTACTATCAAACGTTCAGAACTTTCAAATATAGATTATGGTGTAAGCTTTAGTGGATTGTTTGAATCATTTCCTAAACCAGAAGATAATGCTAATACTGTAGTAACTGAAATGGGAAGTATTAAACTACCAGAAGATAGAACAGTAGGAAGTGAAGGAGATATATTTACCTTCAGTAGGTTTGGTACACCTGTAGATTATAAACAAGTAGGAGAAGAGTTCTATAAAATTAATAAAGATGGAACATTAAGTAAAAATCCTGCTATAGGTTTAATAAAACGAAACTTACTGAGAGGTGAAGAATCTGACGTAGTAACTAAAAAAGGAGCTACTACTGAGAATAAACAATCTTCTTTATTAGACTTAATTAATCCTATTAGTACAGCTAACGCATCTGTCTTAGACGAAAGTCAAGTAGGTGAATTTATACCTAGTAACCAAACAACAGGAGATGAAGTGATTATAGAAGGTAATACTCTAATAGATAAAACATCTAATATGATAGCAAGGCAAGAAGGCTTTAGTCCTAAACCTTACAAAGATGGAAAAGATAGGTCAGTAGCCTATGGTTTTTATTTACCTGCCTTAGAGCCTGATGAGAGAGCTTTAATTAAAGATATTGATAATGTCACAAAAGAAGAAGGTGCTGCAGTACTTAGATTAAAAGTACAGAAGATTGGTAACTATCTAGACAAAGAAATACAAGGTTTTAGAAACATACCTGAGAAAGCACAGTCAGCTATTATTAGTATGGGTTTCCAACTAGGTGCTCCTAATTTAAAAGGGACTTGGAAGAAGTTCTGGTCTTCTATTAACGAAGCTTCTCAATATGCAGAAGGCTCTGTTGAACAAGGTATAGCTTTAGGTAAAGCTCAGTTTAACATGTTGTTTAACGTAGCTAAAGATGGTACTATTACTGCAACTAAGTGGGCAACACAGACCAAAGAACGTGCATTAGAGATGGCAAATGATGTAGGTAGTGCAACTGTAGACACAGTAGAAGCAATAGCTTCAGGTATTGTTAACTCTGTTATACCTTCTGCACATGCTGATACATCTGTACCAGAGTCTAAGATACTAAAAGTTGAAGAACAACCTACTGCTGATATGGTTAGTGATATAGCAATATCTCCTAATCCTGTAGAAGCAGCTTCTAAATACTTAGGCATTTCTGAGAAAGATTCAGAAGGTGCTGAAGCAGTTAAAGGTTTCTTTGAGAATATTGTAGGTGATTGGAATCCTGACAATGAAACTGTACTAGACTTTGCTTCTAATAAAGCATGGTGTGCAGCTTTCTTAACTCAAGTGTTACGTGACTCAGGTTATGATACAGATGCTTTAGTAAGTAAGGACAAGTTTAAACAACTACGTGCTTCTTCTTATGCTAATGTAGGCAATTCTGTAAATATAAACCAAGCTAAAGCTGGTGATATTATGATTAAGTATCACAGTGAAGAAGAAAAGAAGAAGTATAAAGCAGCCTTTGGACATGTTGGAGTTGTCTACAAAGTAGATGGTGACCAAGTTTGGTTCATAGGAGGTAACTCAGGTGATAAAGTTAAGATGGCTTCTTATAACTATAAAGATAAGAAAATAGATATTAGAAGAATAACTAAAGCTAAAGATATCAAGACTGATAGTGTACCTGCTTTACTTGACCTAAAACTTGAAGGTCAGATAACTGCTTCTAATCTAAAGAACTGGTTTAAGAAAACTGGTATTGGTAAGATGCTTACTGAATAATTAAAAAGGAAACAAAATGGCTCAATTGACTCTTCTAAAAGATTTAGGTTTAGAGACAGCAGTAGCTGACGAAACTACTTTACCTATAGTAAACACTGTTCAAGAAAGTGTTATATTAAATCAGCAACTACAACAAGCAGAAAACAAAGAAGTTGCTGGTTTTTGGAGTAGTGTAGGTACAGGTTACAAAGAAGATAGTCTTGTTTCTAGTATAGTAGACCATGCTGATAAAGCTAGTGTTGTAGATGATGTACCTATAACTAATTTTACCCCTGAGTTAATCACAAGGTTAACTACAGGGTTAAACACAGAAGCAGCTATAGATGTATTAGAGAATGCTAATTCATATGGTTTTAATACTGCTATGAAACAAAGAGAGATTAACTTAGCTACTCAAAAAAACTTAGCTGAAATAGAAGAAGCTGGTTTTAAAGGTACATTAGGTAGAATATTTGCTATGATGTTTGACCCAGCTGAATGGGCAGTCATAGCAGGTACTACTGCTTTAGCTACATCTTTAACTAGCCCAATAGGAGGAGCAGCTGCTCTTACTACTGGTGTTGTTAAAAGAGCTTATGATGTTAAACGAGCTTTTAAAATAGGAGCAGTATTAGGTGCAAGTGAGAATGCTGCTTTTGAAGCTATTAGAAATGATGTTAGATATAATATAGATATTAATGACGTTTTAATAGCAGGAGGTGTAGGAGCATTTATAGGTGGAGGTTTAAATGCAGGTACTATGGGTTTTAAAAAAGCAGGACAACGTGCAGCAATTAAGAATAAAATATTTTTAGGACAAAAATTAACACCAGCTGAGACAAAGTTTTATGAGGCTTTTAATGAAGTAAAATTAACTGAGGATATAATAAATAAAGAATTATCTAATCCTGATTTTGTAGAAGCTGGTAGAGCTTTTAATGAGCCTAAAGGACTTCCAACAGAAGAAGAAATGGCAGCTATACCTAAACAAGCTGGATGGAGTTTGTTTGGGTTACGTAACTTACTAGCTACAGGCTCAAGATTATTAAGCTCAGATGTAGATAGAGCTAGATGGTCAGGTAATGCTATGGGCATGAATGCAGCAGGTTTTCAAGGGTTTGGTAAAGCTACTAATGCTAAATCTACTACTGAACTTATGAGTAAATATCAAATGAAATATCGTTTAGTACTTTCTACATTATTACCTAGAGAAAGAGCTAAGTGGGTTAAAAGAACAGGTTTAACTGAAGAAGAGTTTAATACTGCTTTAGCACGTTACATGAGAGGTATAGATACTGACGTAGGTGAAGAGGTAATTAAAGTAGCAAAAGAAGGCAGACGAGTATACAATGAATTGTTTGATGAAGCTCTAACATATAACGTAGCTGGTTTTAATAGTACACAGAAACAATTTATTGATAATTATTTAACAAGACAGTTTAATGAACCTAAAATTAATAACTTAAAACAAAAGTTTAATGATGACCAATTTGAACTTGTTGTAGAAAAAGCTATACGTGAAGGTCAGCCTAATATAGAAGACCAAGTTTTAAAAACATTAAGTAAAAAAGGTAAAACAAAAGGCAAGACAGATGAACAGCTTTTTGATATGGTTAATGATTATATTAAAAAAATGGCTAAGGGTTATACACGAAGTATAATAAACCCTAACTTTAGAAAATCAGGTCTAACTGATTCTAGTCCAACTCTTAGAGAAGACATGGACAAACTTTTTGGAGACTTGTTTGATGAAGAAGCTATAGATGATATAACAGAAATTTTAACAAAAGCTAAAACAACTAAAGATTTTAAACGTGCTCATTCTCGTGTAATCTTAAATGAAGGCACTGTTATACAAGCTGTTAATAAAAATGGTCAGATGGAAGAACTTAGATTTAGTGATTTACTAGAAGAAGATGGTGAACAACTAATAAATTCTTACATCTTTCAAATGTCAGGTGCTATAGGTTTAGCTAGAAATGGTATTAATACTAATGTAGCAGGTTCTCAATTTGATATTTTGGTTAAAAAAGGAATACAAGATGAGGCAGCTGCTAAAGGTAAAACTTCAGCTGAGATACAACAACTTACTGATGCTGTTGAGTTTATGTATGATGGTATCACAGGTAGATTAGCTCATAGAGGAGAAACTCAAACAGTACATGATTTTAATATAGCTCTGAGAGCTTTTAGTTTTGCTGTTAACATGGGCATGTCTGGTATGTCAGCTTTAATGGAGTTAACTAACGTTATGATGGAGTATAGTTTTATGACTATACTTAAGTCTGTTCCTCAGTATAAGCAACTGTATGCAGATATAACTAAACCAAATGCTGACCCAAATGTAGTAAAGGAACTAGTACAAGCTCTTGGTTTAGGTAATGAAGTGGCTTTGGGTAATTGGTCTAATTTAACACGTATGGATGGAGAAGACTTAGGAAATACAATTACACAGAAAATTGGAAATAAAGCAGGAAGAACTACAGAGAAGTTTGCTTTAGCTTCTCAAAAACATGTAGCTTATTTATCTGGTCTTACAGGTGTTACACAATTCTTACGTAGGATGTCTATGTTACATTTTACTAATGAGTTTGCTTTAGCTGCTAGTAAAGGTAAATTACCTTTTTCTGCGATTAAAAGACAACAGCTTGGTATAACTGACGAAATGGGTTACAGAATAATACAGACCCTTAATAATCCTAAAATTGTTACAAGGAATCCTAATGGTACTGTTAAAGAACTCAATATTCAAAAATGGAATAAAGATGTTGCAGAAGACTTTAGTGCTGTAGGTTTTAAAGATGCTAGAACAAATGTTCAGGAATCTGATTTAGCAACTAGTAATAGGTATTTAAAATCTACTCAAGTAGGTAGGTCAATGTTCCAATTTATGAACTTTACTTTTTCATCTATGGAACAACAAAGCCAACGTTTAGGTGTTAGAATAATGGGAGGAGATTCCTTAGCAGTTGCTAAACTTTTAACAGCAGCTATGGGTATGGGTACTCTTATGTATGTAGCTAGAACACATCTTAATGCTGCTGGACGTAGTGATAAAGAAGAATATCTTGAGAAACGTTTTGAATGGCAGAATGTTGTAGCAGGAGCAGCTGGACAAATAGGAGCAGCTTCTATCTTTAGTTACATAACTCAACTTTCTACAGGTGTTTTAACAGGTAACTCTTATGCTATTACTCCCCCAGCCCTTTCTTTACTTTATGGAGCAGGTACAAGTATAAATTCTTTATTTTCTGAAGGTGACTTTAAAGAGTCTGAGTATAGAAAAGCTTTAAGGTTACTTCCTTATCAGTCTTTATATGGAGCTAGACAGATATTAAATTACACATCTAATCAATTTGCTAACTAAACCTAAAGTTACAACATTAATAACGAGGAATACAAATGCCATTATCATATGAAAACTATACTGGGGATAACGTCACAGACACGTTTAGCATCCCCTTTACATACACTGCGACTAGTGAGATAAGTGTTACCGTTGATGCAGTAGCTCAAGCAGGTTTGACTTTTCCATCAGCTTCTGAAGTGCAACTAACCAGTGCTCCTGCTAGTGGAACTGTGGTACAAGTTAGACGTACAACAGACTTAGCATCAAGAGCAGTAGACTTTGCCTCTGGTTCAGTATTGACTGAAGAAGATTTAGACAATTCAAACATACAAATCTTTCACTCATCTCAAGAAGCTGTTGACTTAACTAATGACTCAGTTACCCTATCGTCAGACGATAAGTGGGACATGGAGAGTAAAGTTGTCAAGAATGTAGCAGACCCAGCAGCTGCTCAAGATGCTGCAACAAAGAATTACGTAGATACAGCAGCTACTTCACTAGTTCAACAAGCTGAAGCAGCTAAAGATGCTGCAATAGTTGCACAAGCTGCTGCAGAACAGGCTGAAACTGATGCACAAACTGCACAAGGTTTAGCTGAAGGTGCAAGAGATGATGCACAGACAGCAGAAACAAACGCAGAAACAGCAGAAACAAATTCATCTAACCATGCTGCAGATGCTCAGAAACTAGCTATAAATGCTGAAGATACTCAATTCACATTAAGTGATAGTGTGACAACTGGGTTCTCAGCTTTACATCATAAAGAAAAAGCACTTGATGCACAAACAGCAGCAGAGACTGCTGAGACTAATGCTAGTACATCTGCAACATTATCACAAAACTATGCGACTAAAATAGATGGTGCAGTAGAAACATCACCAGATACATATTCAGCTAAAGCATGGGCTATTGGTGGTAATGGTATTAATGATACAAACGGTGCAGGAAGTGCAAAGGATTGGGCAACTGATACTACTAATCAAGTAGATGGTGATGATTATTCAGCTAAAGAATATGCTATTGGCACACAACGTAGAAATGCTGCTAATGGTGGTTCAGCAAAGGATTGGGCAACATATACTGGTGGCACAGTAGATGATAGTGGTTATTCTGCTAAGTATTGGGCACAACAAGCAGCAGCATCCAAAACAGAGTTTTCAAATATTTATCATGGTGCAGCAGCAACAGACCCTACAGAAGACCCAGATACTTCAGCATTAGAAGCAGGGGATTTATACTTCAATACTACATCAAATGTACTTAAATACTATGACGGAAGTGCATGGAATAACATTGAAGCAACAGACACATCATCATTTGCAGGGCAAGGTTTTGCAGTTGCAATGGCTATAGCCTTATAGGAGTTAAATATGGCACAAGATTTTAGACAAGATAAACTTAGAGAGATAGGTGCAGGTACTGGAGAAGTGCCTAACGGTACTAACTTTGATAGTTATGACTGTATCATTTCAATAAGAATGACAAACATAACAGCAAACGCAATCACTTGTTCAGCTTACATAACAAACTCTACTTTAGATTATTACTTAATCAAAGACGTAACAATACCTGCACATAGTTCACTTGAGCTTATAGATGGTGGGTCAAAGATTGTTGTTGTCTCTGGAGATAGATTGAAGTTTGACTCAGACACAACTGCTTCACTTGATGTAGTTGTTAGTCGTGTAGATACAATTAGTGGAACATAGGAGATGGTATGGCATATATAGGAAATGAACCATCTGTAAACTTTACAAGCTTTGCTAAACAAGATTTAACTGGTGATGGTACTCCAAATTACACTCTCACTTATGCAGTAGCTAATGCTAATGAGATTGAAGTCTTTGTAAACAATGTAAGACAAGAGCCTACAGAAGCTTATACTGTTAGTGGTACTGCTTTGACTATGACTGGCAACGTAGCTAGTACAGATGATTTCTATGTTATATATTTAGGTAAGGCTTTACAAACAACAGTTCCACCAGACGGAAGTGTTGGTACAGCTAAGATAGCAGATAGTGCAGTAACTAATGCGAAGATTGCTGATAGTGCAGGTATAGCAGGAAGTAAACTTGGTACTGATGCTGTTTTACAAGTTAAGAACTTTCAAACTGGTGCAATGTCTACTGGTACAAACACAATACCTTTTGATGATACTATTCCACAAATAACAGAAGGTGATGAGGTAATGACTTTGGCTTTTACTCCAAAGAGTGCTTCAAACAAACTCTTGATAAATGTGGTTACTCATTTTGCAACTAGTGTAGATGCACTAGCTGCTACGGCTTTATTTGAGGGAACTACTGCTGATGCTTTAGCTACTTGTTTTACACATACTTATGGAGCAGGAAACTATAATTTAAATCATTCATTTAATCATTTTATGACAGCAGGTTCAACTTCTGAATTAACATTCAGAGTAAGAATAGGTTGCAACAATGCAGGAACTACAATCTTTAATGGTAGAAGTGGTGCTAGGAAATATGGAGGTTCATTAGCTTCCTCAATAACTATTACTGAGATAGGAGGATAGAATGGCATTAAGTAAAATACAAGCTGAGTCAATGAACTTAGCAGATACCTATGCATTTAGTGGAACTGTGACTGGCACTCCTGATACGAGTGACATGAAGTTATTATTAAATACAACTATATCAAGTCAAATTGCAGAGTTTGATATTTCTTCTACATATGTAAACAGTAGTTATGATACATATTATTTAGATGCTACTTTATTACCTGCCTCAGATGCTAGGCTAGGTTATCTAAGAGTATTTGTTGGAGGAACAATACAAACTGGCACTAAATATAGTTATAACAATCTTAACACGGATACTGGTCAAAGAGTTTTTGATTCTGGCACTTCAATCATAAGACTAAGTTACAACAGTACTGGTAGTGCTTCTGGAGAAGGCTTTACAATAAGTGGTCATTTTCAAAATATTAACAACACAGCAAAACCTTTTTGTTTTTCTGGTTTTTCAAATACTGTTCAAACTGATGCTGCTCATGTAGGGAATATTATCTTAGGAGGTTTTAATCCTGCAGACCGTTCTGATGTAGTAAACGGAATTAGGCTTTTGTTTAGTGCAGGAGATATTGCTAGTGGCACAGTTAAATTATATGGATTGAGGGCTTAATATGACTAACGGAAACAAAATGGTTGATGGTCAGTTAGTTGAGATGACTGATGAAGAACAAGCAGATTTTGATGCAAGAACTACTGCATGGAACAATGATGCACCTAATAGACGTATGGCAGAGCTAAGAAGTAAAAGAGATTTATTATTAGCTGAAACAGATTGGATGGCTAACTCAGATGTCACAATGAGTGATGCTTGGGCAACATACAGACAAGCTCTGCGAGATATAACAACACAAACACCTAATGATGATGCACTAAGTAACATCACATTTCCAACGAAACCAACGGAGTAAGCCATGCCATTCATAGGACAACAACCTACAACTGGTGCTTTCTTGGAGCTAGACAGCCTCACAGCTACTGCAACAGATGAATACGATTTACAATTAAATGGTGCATACTACTATCCAGAGAGTGTTAACAATCTTTTAGTATCTATCAACGGAGTTATACAAGGCAGTAGCACAATGAGTCTTAGTGGCTATACTCTAACTGTAGGTGCTACGTTATCATCTTCAGATACGATAGACTTTGTAAGAGTGTTTGGTAATGTTGGCACAATATCTACACCTACTGATGGTAGTGTGACAGCTAACAAGATTAGTACTGGTGCAGTAACTAATATTAAGGTTGCTGATAATGCAAGTATAAGTGGTAGCAAACTTGGAACTGGTGCTGTGTTGCAAGTTAAAAGCACAACTGTAACTGCAATTACTGCTTATACAACTGACCAAGCATTTACAGATATTGCAGGAATGAGTGTTAGTATAACTCCTAAATCAGCTAGTTCAAAT